TCGGCAGCGTTCTGGCGGGTGATGGCCTGCGTCGCCTCATCCGTCGCACGGTTTAAGAGCTTCGTTCGGGTCGGCTCATCGAGGCCGGGATAGGCATTGTTGATAAGCCGCTGCCGGGTGGCGATCGGGTTGTTGAACATGTCCCGGTTCACCCGGTTGGTGACGGCAGAACTGCTGAACCTCTGCGACTTGTCCACCGCTTCCTGCGGCGAGATGATACCCGCATCCAAAGCGTCTTGGATGGCGAGCGTCCCTCGCGCCATGATGTCGGCATCCTTCTCCGGGTCATCCGATCCGGTGAGCCCCGCGTAGGTGCCGAGCGACTGGTCGAGGCTCGCACGGGCAACCCCGATGCGACCCTTGACCGCAGCGCGGCGCACGGTGAACCGCTTGTCGATGGCCGTCTTGGCAAAGTCTGACCGCCACGCCTGGAACAGCGCGTTATCACCCTCAGCAACCTGCGCTACATCGTCTTGGATTTTCTGGAGCTGCTTGTCGTACCGCTCTTCGTAGGTGCCGTAATCGGTGTCAGTCTCAAGCCCGAGCTCAAACTCGTTCAGCGACTGCGTAGCAGCAGCATTCAACTGCGTCAGCTTCTGCGCCCGCTCGGCCTGAACCACACGCTCGGAGAGCTGCTGCATCTGCGCGAAGGCTTGCGCACCACGCGCCACGGCCTCGGCAGTCTCCGCAGCCTGAGTCCCAACAGCCGCGAGCCCACGCGCACTCGGCGTTGCGATGCGCGGGACAACCTGCTGCCGGTAGAACTCAAGCTTCGCCATTATCTCGGCCCCGAGTATCGACCGCTTGTGGTGGTCATCGTGGTCGGGACGCGCCGCCCCGTCACGGTCACGCCGGTCAATTGCGACGACCTCGGGGATCGGGAGGGCAGCGTACCGCCCGCACCGGCATACCCGCCCGCACCGGCAGAAGCAGCCTGCAGGATGCCCTGCACCCACGACGGGCGGGATGCGCGGGTGATGCGAGCCTCGGTCAGGAGGCCAGCAGCCTGCGTCTCACCCTGATACGCCAAGGACAGAGCATCCAATTCCGCAGCCGTCGCCGCCTGCTTGTAGACATCGCCGAAGGTCACCGAGTCAGACAAACCCGCCTGAGCGCCAGCCGCCCGCAGCTCGCCGAACTGCCGACGCGTCTCGCGCCCGAGCGCCTCAGTCTCAAGCCCAGCCTGCCGCCGAGCGACACCGGCCTCGACCTCGAGCGCACGAGCCTGCGCAGCGCCGACCGCCCGCTGCTGGCCAGTCGCCATCAGAGACGACGCCGTTGCAGCCGCCGCAGCAATTGCTATCGCAACAGGAGCAGCCATCAGAGTACCCTCGCGTACATGTCCATATCCTGACCTCGCTGGAAGGCTCGCATCCGGCCCTCACGCTCGAACCCGAGCATTCTCGCCCATCGGTGACCGGGCATAAAGTCCGGCACCACATACGCCTCGACGCGCTCGATCCCGCAGCCGTCGAAGAACTCGGTAACCGCACGGTGAATGCTTATCATGCACCGCCCGGAGTCCGCAGAGAGCAGCGCCCACGCCGACGCCCGCCCCTCCCAGAGATTCACGAGTCCCGCACAGCACACAATCCGACCGCCCTCACGCGCCGTGTAGCAGGGACCCGCCTCGGATAGCTCCTGCCCATACCCAGAGCGCCCCACGAACGCCGACAGGAACTCCTGCGAGGGCTGCAGGCTCAACTCCTCAAGGTCAGCCGGGACAAAGGGGTGCACCTCGAAGGTCATCCCTGCGTCTCCATCTCGGGGTAGAGCGCGATGACGGTCATCGGCAGGGGCTGGTCAGCCACCACCCAGATGCGCCCGTCCGTCTCGTACCCGCCGGGGAAGGCAAACACATCGGTATCGCCCGTCAGCAGAGGTGGCTCCTCGTCCATAAAGTCATTGTTCTTCCGGTACTGGATGAGGTCGAGGTTGTTCGGCCCCGGTCCCACCTTGCCGCCCAAGCTCGCATATAGCCGCAACCCGCACTTGTGGATGCGCTTGATCTTGGCCTGCGCCGTGCCGATCGCCGCACCCGCCTCAATGCGCTGCGTCGCAAGCGTCGAGGTGTACGGATACCCCACAGTCGCCCGAGAGGTTGGGAACGGCATCGTCACCGCACCGTCCGTCACCACAAGTCCGGTGACCTCCTCGCCGTCCGCAAGCGCAGAGACCGTCTCGCCCTCGAGGTGCCACAGGCCGCGCAAGGTCGTCGCCGTCAGCCGCCACTCGTTGAACGGGATATCATCGTTCGGGAACACCGAGACGATGGTCACAAGCGCCGATTCTTGGTCGATGACCGTGGTGATCTCCGCACGCGCCGAGCGCCAGAGCTCGTTCTCCTCGTCGTAGTACCGATGCACGATCTCGCGCCCAACATCCCCCGCAACAAACACAGGGTCGTTGATGGTGATGAGGTCGCCGTTCTCAGCTTCGATAATCTCGTCGGCCTCGCTCGCAATCTCAAGGCTTGAGGTCACCGTGACTTGCACCCCGGTAGAGCCCGCCGTGTCGTAGCCGTCCGCAAGAAACAGATCGGCAGGCACCACCGAGTTGAACTCGAGCGAGGCGTCCAGGTACCCAGCCCCTTGGATGTCCTCGCCTTCCTCAATCGACTGCCCGATGTACTCGATGAACCGCTGCGTCCGGTTCACATCGTCCTCGGTTGTCAACTGGTCAGAACCCTCGGTCAACAAACCGCCACCGGCCTCAAGCGCCAACTCATACGGGAAGTCGCCCTCGATGGTGCGCGAGACCACCAGCCACACATCGTCCAAGTCCCCGTTCGGACTCGGGATAATCTGCACCGCCTCGACCTTCGCGTCGTTCCCCGCGATGGGATGCTGGTGCCAGCCGTAGATGTTCTGCTCCCGGTCGTAAGTCAGCCCGATGAGCCGCCCGTTGCCCAAGACGCACCAGATGATGTCATCCGGTTCCTTCTGGTACTCCATGTCCACGATGCCCGAGCGCGTAACCTCGGGGTACAGAACATTCATGTCCCTCGGCACGAACGCATCCACCTGCAGGTCAAACCGCAGCTCCATGATGCGCCGCCCACCCACACGGGCAAAGATGATTGCATCCTCGACCAGCGTCGGCTCAAGCTCCATCGACCCCTCGGCAGACTGCAGGTCGAACTTCACGTTCTCCGGGCCAAGCGGGGCAGTCGTCACATTCTCGCGGATGGCGATTTCAGCCCCCGCAGTCCCGACGATGAGCGCGTTACCTGGACGCAGCCACCGCACCTTGTCCACATTACCGACCGCGAGCGTCAGGTTCAGAGCGTTGTCCGCAAGAATCTCGCCCATCGTGTCGACCGCGTGGGACAGGTAATCCCCAGCGACCGAGGCATACACATCCTGCCCGCCGCCCCACCACAGCCGGTCGCGCCAGAACGCGGTCTTGTAGGGATAGGCCGCGCCCATGCCCAGACCCCACGCGCCCACACGGTACACGCAGGACGCGCTCGAGAGCAGCTCAGTCGGGGCCACGCCCGGACCTATCACATCGGCATCAACCACCGTCGTGCTCGTGACAGCGGTAATTTTCAGGATGACATAGCCGGGGTGCAGGAACTTCCAGAGCACGCCCGTATTGCCGTCGTAGTCCTGTCCTTCCTCGTGGATGGGCCGGATCGCGCCAGTCGTGGCGCTGTTCTGCGCCTGATAAAACTTCCCGCTCGACTTGCGGATATCGCCCGCCGTGATGGACTTCGCCGATTCCCACTGCGTCGTCGTGATGTTCACCGGCTGCAACCGCAGGAGCATACCCACGGAGTCGTTGTCGAATATCGCAAGGCCGGAAGTCACCGTGACATTGCCGGTCGTCGCGGTCAGCAAGAAGCTTTCTTTCGCATTCGGCTCACGCTGAAACGGACCATCGGTCGGCGCGTAATCCGCAAAGGCCCAGCTCGTGTTCCCGCTGCGCGTCAGGGTCTGCGGCGCATACCCCTCGCACCCGACATAGAGCACATCGCCAGACTGGGCAATGGACAGCGCCGAAGTGTTCTCAGCGGTGAGCAAATCCTCCACCGCATACGGACTCGGGATCGTGTAGACCCGCGCCACATCGCCGTTGCCACCGTAGGCCGTGTACCCGGTCGTGTCGATCACGCCGCCGTCGATGTCGTAGAGCTCGAAGGTCTTGGCTCCGGCATTGACATTCGTCACCTTCACATACCGGCCATTCACCTGTGACATGCCAGCAACCTGCGAGATGTACATCCAGTCGCCGTTCGACGGGTCTGCACCTACATAGGTCAGCACACCCGGACTCGCCTGCGTGATGTTCGAGATGTCGAGCGGGTCCTCGAGCACCACCCCTCGGTCGGTGTACAGACGGCAGTAGTAATCGCCGAACTCGATGACATACGCCTGGTCGAAGGCAAACTCGAACCGCTGCAGCCACACCCGCTTGTCAGGGTACAGCGTCTGCAGGACATACTTCGTGCCGGGACACCGCTTCGCCGGACCCTGCGCGGTCGGGATGAACCGCCGCATACGGAAGGTCGAGGATGCGTACTTGTCGAAGTCGGTGCGACCGCTCATCAGCGACCCGACCTCGCCACCGTTGAAGTTGACGATCGCTGGGTTGACGTTTGGCATCAGAGCCTCACGGACAGCCAAGTCGTGTCGGCAATCGACTCCGGTGGGTTTTCAATGGCGTTTGCTCGGACCGCCTCCGTCAGACACAGGCGATAGTCGCGCAGCGCCGCGTTCTTTTTAGCGTCAGATTGTGTCAAAGCCTCTGCTACGTTGTACGCCAACAGGCCCGCGAACGCCTCATCAAACGATGAGTCAAACTTCGTCGGGTCAGTCACCCGCGACAGATAGCGCAGGTTCATCTGCTCAGACGAGTTGGTCAGTATCTTGCCGCCCTCGAGCTGGTACTCCTGCCCACCACCGCCAATCAGGTCGGACAGGTCCGGCGCAGGGAAAAACGCACCAACCTGCAGGATGCGCAAGCAGTCGGTCGGCAGGGTGAACTGGTACGAATAGCCGAAGGTCGGCACCGCGACATCTGCCGCGATGTTCGCCCGCTTCACGCAGAAGCGCCAGTTGTAGGTGCGCTGAAGCTTGTCCCGCAGCATCCCATAGATGGCGTTCAGCTCACGCGCAGGCTTGGTGTTATCCGCAAGCGAAGTAATCCGCAAGTCACCAATCTTGGTGAGCGCGAGGTTCGCAATTGCAACGTCACTCGTAGCCACGGGCTCCTCCCGCAGCTATTAGGCTGGCGGCCAAGTATCCTGGATGATCGCTTCCTTGATGACATCAAGGGCAAGCAAGACTTCCATCTTTTGCATATTGGCGGCTAGGTCAACACGCACCTCGACATCGGTCGTGGCCGTGGAGGCTGAGCCTTCCGTCACGTTGCGGACACCCTGCTCGCCCCGGTCGATTCCGTAAAAACGCTCTGCCATGTTCGTCTCCCGAAAGAAGGGGCGAGCCGGTTACCCGACCCGCCCCTGTACCTTACGCCGTGTAACGACCGATGAGCTTCACGGTGCCGGCCGCGTCAGCAGCGCCCGTGAGGGTCATAGTGACGTCGTAGAACACCGACGGATCGCTCGTAAGACCGAGGGCGTCCCACAGCTCCTTGCCCGAGTTGGCAATGGTAAACACCGCCGCCTCATGCAGGACATCAGTGCCGTTGATGGCACCCGCGTTGAGCACCAGAGCCGACGCGAAGAAATCGGCATCCTGCACCGCGCCGCCATCTTTGGCGGTGCGGTAGAGGCCGATATCGGCGGCGGTCGTGGTGCCGATGTCGGGCGAGTAGATACGGAGATCGGTCATCACCGCATTCGACGGTACGCGGAACATCCGGTAGGTCGAAGCAACGCTGTCTCCGCTCGCGATATCTGCCGTGGCAACCTCAATGCGCTCAAAGCCGCCGTCTACACGGGGGTTGTTGAGCACGACCGGGGTCGCGTCTGCGTTGGTGATAAGGGTTGATTTAACTGCAACAACTGCCATGACTATTTACTCCCTTATTCCGCGCACAGGATGTCGACGACCTTCTTCTCTTCCGTGCGCGTGGCACCGAAGGTACCCATCAGGTAGACCTGATACGGGTGCGAAGACAGGTCACGACGCTGCGTGACGTTGGACATGATGTCGTTCCAGACGCCCAGGTGAACACCCGACGGCACCCACACGGGGCAGCGGCGGTGGGTCGTACCAGAGGAGACAGGAAGACGCTCGGTGTGGATGAAGTTGATCCCGAGGAAGCGGGTCACCTTGCCATCCTGCAGCACCGGAGCATCGGTGTTGAAGTCGGCGTTCGTGACCTGCAGCTGACCGAGAAGGTCGTCGTGCTGCTCGGCAGAAATGGCGCAGTACGCCGATTCGGCATCGAGGTCGACCTCGTTCTCCATCAGGATGCGACGCGCTTCACGCAGCTTGTCCACCGTGAGGCCCACGTTGCCCGAGGCAGCGTAGTTCACAGCGATCTGCTGGTTGCTGGTGTCGAACACGGTGCTCGTGCCACCGGCCTCGCCGGTCTTGTTCGTTCCGAAGATGCCCGAGATGATGACATCATCGATGGCGCGGCCCATCGCGTAGAGCCCGTTCTGCGAATAGGCAGACTGCGGGTCGGCGAGGAGACGGAGCTTGTCGAAGTTGTCGATCAGGTCAGCCCAGTCGAAATCCTCCGGGAACACCCAACGGCGGTTGTTCGGAGTGTTGACCGGGACAATCGGCGAGTACCGGGTCGAAACGGCACGGGCGCTGGTGGCACCGTACTGCGTGACGACTTCAGAAGCCTTGCCCTTGTACGAGCCAGTCTGCACCGCTTGGCGCAGCTTGGAGCCTTTCTGCTGCAGGAGCAGCGAGATGTTCGTGCCGTACTGAACGGCATAAACGGATGCGATATTGTCGGCCATGATAGCCCTCCAGAAAACATTAAATGACGATGTTCTCGGATGGCTTGTCCGTTACCGGGGCCGGAATCCTTGCCCGTTCCGCTCGGGCCGAGCGACCGTCTTTCCGGCTGTCAGCGGGGCCTCGCGGCTTACCCGACCTCTGGTAAAGAGCCGGGAGGTTTAACCCTCCCGGCAACACACAGAGGAGAACACACGGGCGGATAGTACGACGACCATCTGCCGGATGCAACTACTCCTCGGTGACACCCGGATTCGCCATCCGGTTAAGCGCCATCATCTCCTCGATGGCACTCTGCCGGACGCGCTGGTCTTGGTGCATGTACCGACCCATGAACTCCTGGTCGGCGAACAGCGAAGCCACCTTGTTCTTGGCCTGCGCCGGGGTCAATGCACCGCTCGACGGGGTGTCGCTGCCCACAAAGTCAGCCTCGCCGAACTTGGCACCGATGGCGTGGAACAGTTTCATCACCTTCGCGGTGCCGATCGCCCGCTCGAGCGAGTCAAAGGTCGCCTCGTCGATCCCGGCTTCCTTGCCGAACTTGAGCACCGCCCGCTTGGCGAGCTCCTCGTTCTGGGCAGCAGCCGCGCCCCACTCGCCC